TCATTAACTGCCATAGCACTTAGGGCTAACCAGTTTTTTTGTTTGTCAATATCAAGTTGTGCTTTTGCTGTCTTCGCATCAGCAGTTGCAATCGCATTAGTAATATTAGTTTGCTGGGTTCCGTTTAACTTATCAAACAATCCATCCTCTAAATCATCAAGTGTGCCACCCGCGACTAAATGTTTAAGAACAGCGCTATATGATTCATTCTCTAATGTAGTTTGTGCGTTGCGTGATCTTTGTTCTGCCTGGTCTGTTAAATTTTGTATTCTGTTCTTAACATCTAACTCTTGGACGGCAGACATATTTTCATAAATTGAACTATGAATATTGTAATCACCACCAGCAATAAATCGAATCGCAGCATCGTAATTGTTTTGTTCCTCATCCGCCTCTAGTTTCTCTGCTGTTGTATCGAGTATTGCTTTTAAGGATCGTTTTTGTTGTCCACTCATCTTCGACCAATCTTGAGCATTAGTCTTTTGTATTTCTTTGTATGTCTTGCCTTCTGATATTAAAGTATTAATAACTTCATAAGCTGCATTGTTTATATCATTACCCGCAGTTAATAGTGAGGCTCGCAATTCTTTAGTAAATTGATAGGCGTCTGTTCCTGAAAGTTTCATCAAGTCTTCTTGTGTTACCTCTTGACCTAACCTTAATTTGTTATATACAGCATTTTTTGCTGCCTCTTCATTCTCTCTTTTAATCTCATCTAGTTCAGCATCTTTCGCGTTAGCCAATTGAGTGAGATAATTCTCTGTATTCGCTTGAGCCGTACCCGACATTGCGGCCCAATCTGCTGGATCAATTTCAGCCCTCGTTCTAGCACCATCTGCTATTTGTGCGTTGACACTATCAAGTGCCTCTTTTTCTACTCTTGCTACTTCAGTAAGTCTTTCTTGTTCTCTTACTTTCAAAGCTGAAACAACATCATTAGCTAACACCTGGTCAGTTATTGCTCTTGCTTTTGTAAGACTCTGCGCATGTGTTCCGCCTTCAGCAAGAATTGACTCGACATTTGAGTTAATCTCACCGACACGCGTATGGTTCATGAGTTGGCCCTTAATCTCATCGTAACGAGTCGCATCAATACCTTTCATATTGTCTTCAAAATAGGTTTGTGCTGCAAGGTATCTATCGTTCGCTAGAAGATTATCGATAACCCCTTCGTGTGCCTTTGATGTAAACGCTAATCGTGCTTTATCGACAACAGCTTGTTCGTCACCATCCTTTGGATTACTCGGATCAATGCCGTACACATCTTGTATTTGTGAGTCTACTTCACGAAGTCCTAACTGTAATTCTGTTTTCAGCTGTGTAGGGTTGTTGTAGTTGATAACAACATTTTGTATTTGACTTGCTATACGCCCTTCTCTTGCCTCATTATTCCACTCATTAGTTTGAGTTCTTGCGTGAGAGGCTATGGAGTTAAATGCAGTTGATAATCTTTGATCTGCAAACTGATTAAATTGATCTAAGATACGAGGGTCTAAATCTTTTGCGAGTTCTTTTTTGTACTCCTCTATTTGTGTTTGTACACTCTCCCTAGCATCAACTGCGTTTCTTCCTGTTAACGATAAGTATCCTTCAGGGTCTGACATTAACTCTCGAATACGAGATGTTAATAAATTGTCTCTTTCTCTAAGTGTTGCCTGGTCTTGCTTATCTCTTTGAACAATAGCAGCTTGCCACGCCTGGTCACCTAATTGACTAATAGCTTGGCCTTGATTAATATTCGCCTGGGCTATACTCGCTCCGAATGCATCAGAGTTAGTTTGTATTTGTTGGAAGCCACCACTAACTGGTCTGTCTTTAACTTGTCCTATTTCATATTGTGGTACTGTTGCCATTGTTAATCCTTATCCGTATGAATAGTTGTACCACTTACTAGCAACTGAGCCAGCACCTGATAGTAATGATGTTCTTGCGTTAATCTTTCCAGCAATGATCGCGTTATCAGCACCCATTCGTTTCATACCCGCATTGGCTTTTAGATTACTTGCCACTACTCTTTGTTCGTATGACTCTCGCTCTGCGTTTGATCTAATGGTGAGCGCGTCTAATTCTCCAAGTGCTGCTGTATCTGCCAGGATGTCAAGAGATGAACCGCTACCTACTTCAACTCCACTTGCTGCTAAAGCACTTCTTTGTCTACCTTTGAGCTGTCCTACTTTAACTCGTAATGCTGCCTCCTCTTTAGCACCTCTTGCTTTTGCGTCTTCTGCTTTCCAAAGCGCAACCTTGCGATTGTTCTCATCTATCTGAGCTTGATAACGATACTCTGCTGCTTTCGCTTCTGCCGCTTGCCTTTGACCCGCAGCTTGAGACATAGCACCAGCAAAGTTCAGCATCATTCCTAACATTGGGGTACACATACTAAATCTCCATTGTAAACTTGTGAAAAGGCTCACCATGTATGCCATACGGCTCTGCCTCGTCCATTTCAAAACCTAACCACTTGAGCCACTTAATTGACATCGTGTTCCTTGCGTCAACAAAGTTCTCTAGATACCTATAATCCTTGCGAATGTCATCAAGCCAGGGCTTAGACCTTCTAAGGAATATTCGTTGCTTTTCTGTTATTAAATCAGTTCCTAACATCCAGGGAGAACCCGAACCGCTGAGTAGCGATATAGGACACACGCCCCACATACAGACAAGCTCATCGTTAACTAGTCCTGTCTTCGAGTAGGTGGACATAATTACTGAGGTTTGAACCGCATTACGAAGTCCCATATGCGTTGCAGCATTAACTTCTTGAATGTCATGTTCACGCATGTTTCTAACAAGGACAGCAACATCACCCTCTTCAACCTCTCTAATTTCAACTTTATCCGCCAACGCTCACCTCAGGTATAACGGCTAATAATGTCATCGGTAATGGGTCATCTTGCCTAAAGAAAATTGATCCCTCAGAACGCCATGTAGACGGCATAGTGACGGATATATCGCCTGTTTTAAGAGAGGTTGCTGTGCCATACGGCTCATACGCTCTCTGTTTAAACTCGGTCAAGTGATCAGAGTCATATCCTATCTTGCCGCCTCTTGACTCTTCGACTCTGAGTGTTACCTCTGAAATGCTTTTCTTTTTGCCTTGCTGCGTAGGTTGACCCAGCTCTAAGTTAAGCGTTTGTACATCTGCCTGAATCGGCAATCCAATATGAATCTTAGTGGCTGGATGAGAGATTGTGATCGCTCCTGAGGCAACTGTCTTTTGCGCTTCCACATTACCATCTGCCAGGATAGCAACTGTTTTACCTTCAAGGTGTCCTAACCCTGAAATTTCATCGACTCCTTTGGCCCAAGACGAAACTGCCACGCTTCTAAATGCTGTCGGTACATCCCTTCCCGCTTTGACTGATACGGCTGTGGCGCTGGTGTAAGCCTGAATGGTACATACGAGTGTCTCTGAGCCTACAGTCAATACGATAGTGTTGCCTACATCGCCTGAAACGAAAGTGCTGCCGCTTGCTGTAAGTGTCAAAGTCTCTGCATGAGTCCAAGAAGAACCTCCCGATAATGTCATTGTTGTTGAACCTGTATGTGTACCATCGTATGACAGCCCTGAGTCCACAAAAAACGCATCAGCAACATCTGTAAATACTCGTGTATTCAGGCGTTCTATATAACGCTTAGTTGCTCCATTAATCGTGCGCTTAACGACAAAATAAGTGGCATCCTCGTCACCCTCAGCAATGGTACAAACGCTCTCAAAAGTGCCGTCAGTATCGTGTCTTGACCAACCCCATACTTCATGCTCTCTCATGTAGGTTAGGGCCGCCAAAGTCCCATCACTCAATACTGTCCAAACAATTGAATGTGGTGCTTGAGCGTAGGCCCATTCTCGTACTGTCTTGCCAGCAAACAAATGACTAGCTAAAACTGTTAAATCATTACCTGTATAGGAGTCAGACTCTAGCGCAAACGCCAGGTCTCGGATAATAGCCCCTTTAGCCTGTAAATGAATAATCGTATTACCAATAACAATAGGCGGTGCATCAGCTGACCCACGATAACCTTGTGGTTTAACCTGGATGGCTGACGGCGTAATGACGCCATCATTCGCAGTTAATAACCATTCACCACCTGAAGTCAGGATTATCATATCGCTGAGTGGAACCAGGTGTCTTACCTCGTTGACCTGAGACGCAGCAATCGTAAAAGTGACCGCGTCATCATCTCTGAGTGGCTCTGAAATATTGAAGTTATGATAGTTACCTGTCTGCGACATAAAGATTTTCTGAGGATCATTATTGGTTTGTCCAAAGACTAGGCGTTGCTGGTAGTAAGCGACTGTTGCTGGGTACTCATCGGTTGTATTAAATATGGTTCTTGCTGTTGCTGGGGTATCGTTTGCATCCGCCTCAATATTGTCATCTTTAAATGAAGTTGTTGTTGATCTTCCAATAAACCCGTAAATACCACCACGCGATTTAAAGACATTGTAACTATCGGCTCCGCTCACCGCATTCCAAGAAATAGTATTGGTAATGGTTGAGCTAAGATTATTATTGGTAATGGATGTCGCACTTGAGGCTACAGACTCATCACCTGTTTCTGTCTTTACTGCTGTGACTACATAGGAGTAAGATGTCCCTGGATTACCACCATCATAGTTTTGCCTGGTTGAAGAAACGCCTCCAGGAGCTGCCATCGATGTGCCAAATGAAACAGAGGTTATTGACCAGGCTGTATGAGAAGTTCGCTTGACTTCTTTTACTGGATGCGATGGATGACAGATTGTCATGACATCAGCTGATTGGGTAAAGTTTAAATCTGCCAGCTCAGTATCTGAGTATGGCGTTGCTATGGATACGGGAGAGCCACTTGATAGAACTTGACCTCCATCTTTGATGACTCTCATAGTCTGATGACCAAACTCTAAGATATAGGTTTGCTCAGTATTAAATTCAAAAGGAATAAGCCTAGTTGTCTTTGCTGAGTTCGCAGTCTCACAGATAAACTTAGTGCCTGGACGATTAGCGACTCCACCATGTGCCTGGACAAAAAAGTTACGACAGGTCTTGAGGCCTGTTGCGTATTTAGCAAGATCAACTCTCGCATGTAGAGATGGTGCTAATTCACCGCCTGAGAATGATGGTTGTATCGTGTGTACAGGCATTAACTCCGCCCTGTTATCCAGCTCGCATCTGTATTTCTATCTATGTGAGACTCGTTAGCATTAAATGTCTTCGCCTCACCCAGTACAGTTAAGTACATTTGATAGGCTTGCTCCATCCTCTTCTCGTCCCTGGTAATTGGCATTGCAATCTCACTTGCCAGCTTCCATGCCAGGGCATTAATAAACATTGGCTCAAACACTAAAGTGTTGGTTGCCTGGTAGGTATAAATTAGGGTTGCTGTAACCTGGTCAGTCAGTATCACTCTTGAGTCGTAGGCATCGCCCAATGCGACTTCAAAAGGGATTGGGTCGTTACTGCCAGCAACTGTGTTTGTTTGTAGTATTTCTCTTGCGAATATACAATCATTAGGATAACTGTATCGATATGCCCAGTTACCAGGAGGCGTACCTACATCTGATAGGGCAAGGTGACGCGTAGCGAATCCCCAGGGAAATGATCTCAGTAATGTATCGCGCGTATCTGCAAATAATAAATTACAATGAAAGGCCTCCTCTGAAGCCTCTGTTAAACTTGAAATGGTCGCACTTGCTCCAATATGAGAGAGTG